TCCTGGCAAATAAGACTCAGATAAATTTTTGGCTTTAGGCAGCGCCAATGAATTCCAGTTTACTGATTACATTAGTGCTGGCTACTGCACCTGATGGTGGAGTATGTGTGGGGTACCCTGCAGGCACTGAGTAACTTTGTGGATAATTACTAGCCAAGCCTAATTTTGGCAATAACGTAGCACCTGCTGTGGCATCAAAGAATCCTTCCAATAACTGATCCTCGTATGCTGGGCTAAATCTATCACCAGTATCATTGAGTGGAATATCTACACCATTAACATTGGCTATCATATAACTGAGTTTTAATATGCCCAATGGAATATCTGTGCTAGGAGTTACACCCCAATTTAAATTGTATGTAAGTTTATATCTGCCTGTGTAAGGTAATGTTATAGCAGAACCTAGATTTGAATATTGTATAGTTTCATTGCCTACTACTGTGACATCGCCTGCGTTTAAACTGTAGACCTGTGGCACAGCACCTGGGCTATAACCACCTGGACTACCTGCGTTGACCCTGCGTGTGATGGCATTTAACAGCGTGGCTATCAATGCTGGTGTTAGCAAAGCCAATCCATTGGCAGTTTGTCCAGCGGCTGCGGCGTTGTTGCTGTTTTGCACAGCAGTATTAGCACATTCACTGAGAATATCATTGGTAGCACTACGGACTTCACGTTCTAGGCCTGTGGTGTCAAACACACCTGAGTCATATTCATAGGCAGTGATGCTGAGTAATATAGCACCACCTTCGCTATCTTCTTCGCTGATAGTCAGTATTCTAAATAGTTTGTTGGTAAAGCCATATTGTTCACTGGTAATGTCAATTAAATCACCTGCTTTGAGACCCATCTTTGAAAAGTCTGTGCTAAATCTTATAACTTTGTCTACACGGCTTTGTTTGAGTTCACGCACAGCCAATAATTCTGCCTGTACAGGATCATTCACACAGTCAAATTGAAAGTTCAACACATTGTCTTGTTCATTGGGATATCTATCGCCAGCAGGTATTGAGTAAGTGATAGTGTCCTTTTGATCAATGATGTCTTTGTGTGGAAATTCTAACTGCACTTTGTTGTAGAATTCTGTCAAACCCGTGCCACTGATAGCAATACTGCCTACAATGTTGGCATCTGTAAAACTGGCCACACTAGATCCTGCTTGATTGATTACCACTGACCATTTACCAGCATTAACATCAAAAGTCACCCATGATCCAGCGGCTGCTGCCATGGTGTTCATGTTTTGCATCACTGTTTTGTTAGTGTCAATAACACCATTTATGGAAAATGTTTGTGTTGCTATTGTGGTCATGTGTGTTCCTTATTCTGGGTCTACTGCTTGATTACGCAGGCTTTGTACATTGGTTGGCGTTGACAAATAGTAAAGCATGTCAAAACTATCTGAATATCCAGTGGCTGGAGTATAGGTCAGTTGATCAATTAATGCATTGATGCCACTTCTATTACCAGTCAGTGTCAATGTTTTGGTGCTGGCTGAATAACTGGCTGTTACAGGTTTTTGCCAAATATAAAACAAATTATTGTCTGCGCCAGTGATATCTTTAAATGTTCTACCTACTAAAACTTGACTGTTGCCTGACATGGCTAATTCCCTGCCTAATGAATATGTATCTGTATCTGTGTCTGTTAAAGATTGTGCTAGAACATTGTTGAAATAAACACGAATTCTTCCTTGGCCCACAGAACTAACAACTCTATCAGTGCCTACTGCCATGGTCCTACCGTCACTGCTGAGTTTTACCTGACGCCCAAATCTTCTGTTATCAGTGATGTCACTGTCAAAGAATGTCTGCTGATAACTCCATGTTGATCCTGACCTTGTGTAGACCATAACATAACCAATTTCTGTGTTTGGACTTAGATCATAATTTGGAGCACCCACTGCTATCTTGTTGCCATCTGCACTGATAGCCACGCTGGCTCCTAACACCGCACCATCTGATGGATTAGCATCTGAAAATCTTTTGTCTATGAATAATTGTTTGCTCCAAGTTGAACCACTGCGATTCCATATTTCAAAACAACCAACTAATGTAGCAGTAGTAGTGTCAAAACCTGGTGCACCAAAAATCACTGTATTTCCATCCGCACTGACTGCACATTTAACAAATTGCACTGGTGCAGGTGAACCACCTGCTTGATCACTGGTTATGGTCTGTGCCAATGACCAAGTTGATCCTGAAAGACTATACACATAGGCTTTGCCCATATCACCAAATCCACAAGCAATCATAGTAGATTTGTCACTGCTGATAGCAACATCACCTTGGAAAACACCTGATCCTGTGGGGCTGTTTAATCTCTGTGCCTGTGTCCACACACCTGAGGTTCTAGTCCAAATATAAATTTTATTATCAGGTACAGCAGGATCACCATCTTCAAAAAGTCCATAGGCAGCAATCATGTTGCCATCACCACTGACACTGACATATTCCCCAAAACGGAAATTGTTGTTGCTGTCAGTGGGACGAAATTTTTGTTCTAATGCCCAAGTATTGTCTAATTGTCTAATATACACATAGACAAATCCAGCATCTGTAACAGCACCATTATCTTCTTCAGGCATGCCAATGACCATGGTTCTACCATCTTCACTGATGGCAGTTCTAACATAATTTTCTAGAGTACCTGCCAGTGAACCCTGCCCACTGTTTGTAATTTCAAAATTAGTCAAATATTCATAATTGCTGTTGGTATTAGGTGCTGTGAGACTGCCAAAAGCATCTAAATCATCTGGATATATGTCTAAGGTATAGATTCCAGTGCCTGGGTTGCCCGTGTCAGTGATTAATGGACCACCTGAAAATCCCACTGCTGTATTAGTTTCATAAGTTTCATCTGTGCGAGTTCTACCTAATACGCTGGTATCATTACCTAGTATTTCTTGAAACACAGTATCAGTTTCACCTGTGCTTGATGCAGTGGCCACATATCTCAATGGAAAATCTAAATCATTTTCTGGAGTAAATGTTATTCTTATGTTGGCAAGACGACTATTGACCTGTGTCTTATTGCCTGATATTGTTAATGTTTGTGTGCCTGCGTTGTAACTTACTGTGCCACCAGTGCCTGCACAGGTCATATTTGTAATGCCATTGAGGTCATACTGTGGTTGTATTTCTACAGTGTAAGTTAATGATGAGTTTGTTCCGTCATCTTGTATCTGTGGATATTCTGTGACATTTTGCACACTATCTGTTAGATAAAAGAATGGATCAGGTGTGGTTAACAATATAACATTGTTCACAGTGGTAGCCACTGTCCAAGACTTGGTTGTAGCACCACCTGATACTGTGGCAATGATGTTGGCAAGTCCAAAGTAAGCATTTGGTAAATTAATCAATGGACTACGCACTGCCTGCCAATCAGTTTGATTCTTTAACACACTGATTCTATAAACACCTGCGCTGGGATTTGTCACTGTGCAACCTGAAGGTATTGTAGTCCAAGTAACTGTGGCTCCTGAAATAGCACTGACATTAACTTGATAGTAAGTGGCAGCATCTTCATAATTTATAATTTCTTCAATTTCTATGCCCACAGGTAGGTTAAAACTTTGTCCTTCGTTAACTGCTGTAGATAAATCAGTGGCTATGGCGCGATCAAATGCCACGCTGGCTGGCCTAAGATCTGTAAATTCAAGATCTGTGGCAGCGTAGTTGTTAAGTTGTTGTAGACTGTTCATGTGAAACTATAAATCTCCGCAGGGTCAATACCAGCACCATAACGAGTGTTGGTCATATAATCATACAGACAATCACCAGGTTGTGTCATGGAGTTGCGTATTTTAAATTTAATGTTGCCTAGACCTTTGATGTTTTTATCAGCGGCGTAGTCAACTCTTACTATGGCAAATATTAAATCTGTCATGTCATGTGCATTTGTCCAATTTGGCATTATTGAATAAGCAGGATATAATGTAGGATTTACATAACCATTAGGCACTACAGGTGTGTCGCTGTTGCCTGCATAACAATAGATTTTTACAGCACCATTGATTGTGTTACACAAAACACCTGCTTTGTCATAAAAACCCGTGACATCAATGCCATTGCTGGCAAAAGCCAATCTGTTGTCATTCCAGTAAATGTCCATAAATGTAAAGGCACTGGCACTACCTGCACCTAGATTAACATTGCCTGTCTTTTCACAAATTGTAATACAGTAAAACATAGTTTGATTGCTGTTGGTTAACACAGCATCTGTAACCGCACCACTGAGTATGGCAGTACCATAAACCACAGGCACACGATGTTCTGGGTTAGGATCAACTTGCAGTCTTACACCTGGATCAACACGGGTAGAATTATCTACTTGATTTTCTTTATTGATACTGCGTGTAATTTTGTTTAATGCAAAACCTGTAAGTGCTGTTCTGGCCAATTGTCCAGCAATATTATTACCGCCAAGAAACCCCAAGGCGCTTTTGCCAAAATCTGCTAGGCTATCTAAAAAACTCATTGTGGTGCTCCAAAGTTAAAATTAGCACCAACTAGACTAGGCACACGATCCATGCTGACATCACTGGGATAAAAACTTTTCATACTGTAAGGATTGGTTTTTCTTCCTGTGACTTTGTTTTCTAAAAATTCTTGTGTGCTGGTGCAGATTAATGCTATGGTATTTGTAGATATTTTTGATTCTACAGCATAATCTTCATCTAGGCTAAAATTATTTACAAACCCAAAAAATCTACCCACAGGATTGCCTGCAATACTTAAAACTTGATTGGTCACTGCATCTAAAACTACACGATAGACCTCTACAGGTGATCCTTTTAATTTTAATGCCAGTACTTGACTAATCATAGTATTAGGTATACCAGAAATAGTTATTGTTATGCTGCCACTGCTACTGCGTAATTCTGAACTAGTTGATGTGATGTTGGTTAATTGACCCAACGCTACATAAGATTCTTCATTGATGGTCAACGGTGTGATATAATCACTGAAACGCAATATTTCTGTGCCAGCGTCAATACGCACACACAGAGCAGTGGCAATGTTTTTATAACTGCTTAAATCTATAGCCATTATAATACCTCAACAAATACAAATGGACCGCTCCAACTAATTTGATCTCTGGCCATTAATGTCCAATTAGGAAATTCTTTACATATCACTGTAAATTGGCAATTTTCTGCCACACGCAATGAGCCAGTACCTGTGCTGTCAATTATTGGTCTGTGCAATGTCACTGTGTTTGAATTAAATGCCACGTCAGCAGCCACTGTGTAGACTTTACCTGTGGTGCCTAACTGTATAATATCGCCAGCACGGAATTTAAATCCACTGCTGGTAGTTGGGCTGGCTGTCAATGTTATTGTAGTGGCACCTTGAGTCCATGACGCTGTAAATCCTGTGTAATTTACTGAGTTGCCTTGATAGCCAAATATCCAACTGTGTCCAGTATTATTAAATTGTATTGTTTCAGAAGTATAGCGATCTGATTTTTCAATAAGACTTACAGTTTGACGATAGTCTGTCCAACGAGGACCATCTGGTAGTTTGACCGTAAACTGCCAAACACTGCCTCCTCTGCTGACTGTTCTCACCGTGCCGTTTCTGCTCTGTGTGCTGGCCACTACTGCTTTACGTTCTATGCTAATTGTTTCTGCATTGTCTACTACTGTTTGAAATGTCATTTATTATCTCCTGCTAGGCATTGATTGTGCGCCAAGCATGGCCACTGAATGTATAAAACTAGGATCTGCAGCCACTAATGATTTGAAACTGGCAGCATCTACTGCGTTAATGTTATATGTAACCATGCCACCAGTCATAGGTGTTATATTAGCGGGTCCACTGATCAACTCAGGACCTCTTTCTCCTACAACACCAAATCTTCCTGGAGGAATCATACCGCCCGTGGCAAAGAATCCACCAAACAAGCCACCAATACCACTGGCTATCTTACCTATGGTAGAACCAATGCCTCCAATGGCATTGCCAACACCTGATGAAATGCTCTTACCAAAATTTATTATGCTGTCAAACATTCCACCACCTGATGCTCCAGGTAAATTAAATCCGCCCATGCTCTTACCACCACCTGTGAGGTCAATTACATACATTGGATTATTTGGTGTGCTGCCAGGTGCTTGACCACCTCCAAACAACCCTCCTAGTAATCCCATGATGCCACCACCTCCACCGCCACCAAACGCACCTTGCATACCAGTCATGATATTAGCAAAAGTCTGTTGTATTTGGCTACGCAATAAAGTTTCCAGCATATCTGCTACAAAATTACGCCATTCAAATTTACCAGTTTTAACAAATCCAACTATGGCATCTTCTAAGCCTTGTGTAAATTTACGGAACATTTGTTCTGCTTGACGTGCGGCATTTGTAGCATTGTCTACATATTCATTAAAGGCACGACGCCAGCCAGTGCTAAATCTACGGCTTTCATCATAGGCACGTCTTTCAGCACTGATTAAATCCTCTGTACCTTTCTTGGCTGCTTCATAGAATTTTAATTTTTCTTGATCAGTCATTAGACTGCCAC